TGTAAGTAGTGGTGGGCACTAAGGTAGTATCTTTGATGAGTAAGTAATCACCTACAGCCGCATCAGTACCGGAGCCAAATCTAACACTCCCGCTCTCACTACTAGTGACATCTATGTAACCTTGACCGGGCGCTACGTTTGCATATATCGTAGGAACTGGACTAGAAGAGTGTGCTAGTAAACCACAAGCGTCTTTGCTGACTACCTCTCTACCAAGGCTATAGTACAGCCACTTGGCACTGTGCATAGGTAATTCTAACGAGCCGCCCATGTGATGGACCTTACCGGTTTGCTGAACAGCCACTTGCCTACCTAGTCCCACTACGTGGTAACTGTGCAAATCGACAGTGGTATCAGGTAAAGTCATGAAACTAGCCAATCCAACAAACTGGTCAATCATGCTGACTTCTTTTGATGAGGCAGCCGCAGTGTTCATTGCAAAGTTAGCATCACCTTGTATAGTCGGCAGACCTGTGGAGTGTAATAAGATAGCATCACCTGTCCCGCTGCTTATGGAAGTTACACCTGAAGGAAATCTCAAAGCAGGTACTATCTTCAATACTGTAGCGGATACAGCAGGTGAATCTGTGTTGTTTTCCAAAGTGTGGTCTACTATCGTATAGACCCTGCTTTGAAATGAATTGTTGTAATAACTAGCAAACGCATTAGTGCCAGCGGCAACAGAATGGAAAGTCATTTTTTGCCCTATCAACATACCAAGTGGCACTTTCAGTATAGGTTTAGCACCTTCAAATATACTGGTGTTGCCTACACTAGTTGTGCCTCTGAACTCTAACTTAGTGTAATCTGTAGCAGATACAGCGGTAAATGTTCTAGGCTGACCGTGCTCTATCAGTACGCTAGTCTCGTGACCCATCACGACCTCAGACACGTCACCCTTGTAATGAGCGCCAAAACTCATGGTATCGCCTCCGCTAGTATGACTACTTCTATTTGGAAAGTGTGACGAAATAACTTTTTGGTTCTGTCACTCAAATCAGTTCTAGTCTTTACAATCATGCGGTCAAAGTTAGCACCATCACCTTTCCTCGATACGTGTATCACACGGCGCATCTCATCTTCCATTTTACGCAATCTACTGCGCCCTCTCGTAGTCCTCATATCTACAGTAATGTTTACTCTAGTTGTAACAAAGTTATACAGTAAATCGGGTACTTCTTCATTTAGAGCCGTCTCGTAGCACAGTATGTAATCGTGGCGTTGTAAATCTAAACGCTTACCTCTTTCAGGTCCATCGCTGGCAATATCAAGGATTATTGGTTTGACGTTATCTGTGTTGGCTCTATTCCAACCTGTCTTAGCAGCACTGTCATGGTCTGCTTTAAGCAAGTCAATAACAGTGTTGAGCGGCTCTTTGTAAGTTGCCACCATTAAGCAAACACCACCACTTCTTTGTAACGAGCAAGTATATCCATGGCTTCCCTGCGGAATAGTTGAGCCTTAGAGCCTAAATCGATGTTCTGAGTTCCTTCAGGTATCAACACACTACGGTCATCACTCATCAAAAGTTCACTCGCTACAAGTTTCGTGGCCGCCTCTTCAATCGCTTTTTCAAGATAGCGCTCTCCGTAAATGTAAGACACTTTGACTGCATTCCACTCAAAAAATGGATAAGAGTTGTTAAAGTAAATTATTCCCATTTCATGGTCAAGCCACCAGTCTCTAAGTCTTGCTTGGTCACCACTAGAAGAGCCACCCTGTAAATCTAATTGTAAACGGTGCTGAGTTATGTCCTTAGTAACCGAGCCGGGTAAAGTACCATGTAACAGGCGACCGTTTTGTAAAACAGTTCCACTATTAGCAGTATAGCCGATAATTCCTAATTCGTCTCCTGAATTGTTAGGTACCATGACTATACCATAATCTGCAAAGTCAGAAGAATCTGCAAACGTAATAGAGTAATTTCCATCTCCACCAGTCAAATCTAATGTCCCACTTTTAGTAATACCGTTAGTTTGAGATATACTTAACATTTTGACATTATTAGTAGCGATAGTGGCGTTCTCGCCACCTTTAGATTGCTGCATACTAGTGATTTTTATTTTACCATTACCGTAATCTGAATTAGCAGTGGCTAAGAACTCATTGTGAACGAATACACTCACGTCACCCGCTACGCCGGGTTGAGTATACGTAGTACCACCGGGACTATCAGCACTTTGAGTGAACGTAACAGTACCTCTGCCTGTTCTATCCTCTTTGTTAATTAAGTCCGCAATGTTTTGAGCGGTGTTAATTTCATTAAACACTGACTCCCATTGCTGAGAGCCACTGCCTTCGTTCAGTTGTGCCCAACCTTTTGCACCGGGACATAGAAAAATACCTCCATTGGATAATCCTTTTGCATCTAAAACTTCAAGCCTAGCCTCTGCACCTGCTAACTCTCTGTAATCTTCTCCTTGCCATATTTCTAACCTCAGTATTTGCTGCACGTTTCTAAACAAAAGAGGTACTGTGCCTACGTAATCGGTGTAGTAACGTCGCCTGTAAGGTTTGTAAGTATCGAAGTTAAGGTACTCTGCACTGACAAGGTAAGGTCGCCAAGCATTGTGAGTATAGTTGTCAATCCTATCCTGTATCCTACGGATGTGCTTGTTAACAATGTCTTTGGTAACTCCTCTCTTCTTGCCGTTAGTAAAGATGGTTTTGTTCTGAATCTCAGTGTTTGCGACTGTAGTATAACTTGCAAACGCATCGTTAGTACCTGCTGCACCCGAATCTAACGTGACTGGTAACTTGACATATTTAGTACCGCTAACGTCTTCGACGACAGGTGTGCCAATAGTAAAAGTTTCACCAAGGGGATACAAGTCACTGAATACAAATATAGAGTCGCCACTTTCAAATCCGTGCTCTCTCAAATCTGTACCTGATATGTAGAAACCTGACGCTGAAGAATCGGCAGCAGCAAGCACAGGCTCGCCCGGAGCGATTCCCAGCAGTTCTCCCACCTTATCGCCTGTCGTGTAAACGATAGCGTCAGGGTCTACAGGTCGAGTCTCTGCTTCTCCGGGTGAAAATACTGCTGGCATAACTCATCCTCCTCATTCCTTTTGTCCGAGGTTAAATTCCATTTTCGTGTTACAAGTCCTACACTTGTCAACCCAGCAGAAGTAAAGCATCCCGCAATGCTTGCACCTCGTACCTGAGCCTATGTTGAGAACATCACCCGCATTCTTATTACGATTACGCTGCTTTAGCGTAACTCCCTTCAGAGGGTTTTCTTCGTCTTCTGCAACAGGTGCGTTGTAAGATTCATGGAGACGTATGCCTCTCTTTTCCAATCTTTCTATGTCATCCAATCCGAGGCTGCCAAAGGTATCCATGCTCATCCCGTCTACGCTTTGTATATGATTACCAAATAAGCGTTTCCTAAGACATTCAGCATTTCAAGCCCAGCAATCGTATCGGCTGTATTAGCATCAGTTACTGCATCAAACCCTGCATCGAGTAGCGCCTGTATTGCAGATGCACTTGAAAAATCACCGGGTGGTAGTGGACCTACCACCTTAGATTTCAAGCCACCTAGACTTGCACTTCCCATAAGTGGTCACCTCAAGAGCGGCGACCAATTACGAAGAATGTGCCACCTACAGTTGCTGAAGTTTCTTGGTTATTTTCGATAGTGACTCTAGCATCGGATGAGTCTACAACTATTGCTTGGTCGAAGCAATTTAGTCTTGCTACACCATCGTCAGCAGAATTTCTCACTTCTTGCTGTGCAGACGTACCGTTTGTGACTATAGCCATATCTATACTTGCTAACAGACTTCTCAAATCTATGAGAGCATCGGTTGCTTCATAACTACCTGTTACTATCATTCTATCACCGAAATATGTCGGTCTTGGGTCAATTGTTACTGCCATTATTCTTCATCTCCTATAATTGATTCTTCAACTGCCTCTTCTGCCACTGGTTCTTCGACAACTGCTGGCTCAGGCTCAGGTGCCGGAGGATTTAGTGTTTCCTCCACAAGTCCGAGTAGTTTACCCTTTGTAGCGTAACCACTGAACTCTACACCCTGTGCCTTGAGCCATGCGCTTATGTCTTTCTTTGTCCAGCCTGCGTCAGGAATACCGTCGTCACCTTCGTCTACTGTTAGCCCTGCATCTCCTTCTATTCTGAAATGATTAGGTGCTAACCTGTAACGTGCGTTGTGATTAAGCCACTCTTGTGTGACTTCAACGGGCTCTCCTCTTACCCAAGTCCCATTCATGCCAAGCATGCGCCTGTACATGTAAGGGCCTAGATAAGTTATAGTAGGCAAGTTGAATCACCTCAGGCCAAAATCAACATTGCAGTTACGTTTGCTCCGGGTGCACCAACTACTGTGAACTGAGCCACACCATTTGTGATGTTTTTGAGTTCTACACCAGCGTTTGCTACACTAGTAGCACCAACTACCACTGCGATGACCTGAGAAGCATCTCCTCCAACAGTCAATGTTTCGTCGTCAGCCAATACTGTAGTAAATTTACCTACTACCATTTTTAGACCTGCAACTGCATTACCATCGCTGTTTGATGCAAGGAAACCAGTTAGTGAGCCCGGATAAGAGCCACCACTGTTACCGTTCAACCAATCAGTGTTGTCCGGCAGTGTACCTGCGTAAAGGTCTAGTTCTAGGTCAGCAGCGAATACTGCACTTCCACTTGTTGTGTATGTTATTGCCATAATAATTCTCTCCTATATTTCTCCATTAAATCCTCACTTTAGGTCACGGATAGAACCTTGACCTCCGAAGAATGTTGTCCAAATTTCTCCCATTGTACGGTACAGACCTTCCTGTCCTAGTCTGTTGATTGCGAATGGGTCGCCTGTTTCGATTCCCGACTCAAAGTATTGAGTTGGTTTTGCTGTACTGAAGTACAAGTAATCAGTATCTAGCATGTAGATTCTGCTAATACCGTCAGTTTCAGCAGTTACGTCCTTAGATGGGATGATTGGTACACCGTTGTAGGTTGCGACAATAAATCCTGCCTCAACACCCGGTACACCCTTTACACCGTTGTAAGAAGGTACTACTCTCTTTTCTTCCATGAACCTCTGCTGAGCCTGCAATAGTTGCTGGATTCTCATTAGAGTGTCATATCCTGTTAGCATAACCTTAGGGTTACCACCACGAATCCAAATCTTTTGGAACATTTCGTCAAGATGGTCTAAGGATAATACCGAGTTACCCGAACGGACATTGCTTGCTGTGTTAGCCAATACTACTTCTGCATCAGACCAAGTGTTTGCACTTCGGTCGATGCTGTAAATATCTAGGTCAGAAGCAGTTCCTGCGTGAGCCACTGGAGGGCTTGCAGTTGAACTTCCGCTTACGTCCATTGCAGCAGCACTTGCAGTTACTCTGTCAAGTGACTCAAAGTCGTTACCTGCTGGTGTGTCTACGTCTTGTAGTAGCATTTGGTTGATGTGCTCAGCGTGGTGCTTACCCATTTCTTCCTTTAGGACAGAGCGAATGTCGCCTAGTCCGTCATCCTTGTCATTCAAAAAGATTGCAACCTCAGACATATCGAAAGAGTGTGCGATTGTCTTTGGCTTTGCTGCAACATTTTGGAATGTAGGCTTGGTGGTTTCAGGTAGTGTACCGTTCTCTGCAATTCCGCCGCCCTTTGCTGTAGAAGGTTTTGCGGTTACAACTCTCCAACCACTGCGGTCCCAAGGCTTCTTTGGTAGAATGGAGAATGCGTTGAATTCTTGGTTCAACTGACTCCAAACTTTGCGTCCGTAGATTGCTTGGTAAGTACCAGCGGTTGTGCTCAATAGTGGAGCGTCTGCCTTCAATAGTTCGCTACCAGTGTAAGAGTAACCCATTGAGTTACCTGCACCATAGTAGTAGCGCTCCATGTCGTTAACTGTTCTCATGTAATTTCTTGCCATACTTCATTCCTCCATTCAGTTGTTCCAAACACTCCCTGCTAGGTTGTGAACATCGTCCCAAGACATGTTACCTAGTTGTTCAGTAGATGGAATCTCCACTGAGGAAACAGATTTGCGTAGTTCAGTACCTTCTGCTGTTGCAGAGGCGCTGATGTTGTCAATGCGGCTGCTTAGGTCACTAAGAGCCTTCTCGATGTTAGCAAGTGGAGTTCGTGCGTCGAATGAAGCAGCCTCTCGTGCGTTTGCTTCTTCGCTCAATTCCTTTGCTAGTCTGTCTGCGAAGACGTTACCAAGGTTACCCTTGAACTGCTCTTCTAGTGCAGCAGCCTTGTAAACTTCGTAAGCAGCCTCTAGGTCAGAAGCGCTAACTGCTTCAGGATGTAGGTATCCCTTTGCAACTTCGCCACTGCCGCCGCTGTTAAGTTTTCCGATAGCATTAGTAGATGGTGAACCACCTTCTTGTGCACGGCCCTTTACTTGACCTGCGAAGTAGTCTGCTCCATCGCCAATTTGCTCAGGGGTACTACCGAGGTTAGCCTTGCTGATGTTGTCAAAGTGGTTACGTGCACCTGCAATGTCTACTCCCTGAGATTTCAGAGTGTTCTCCATCCAGTCCAAGTACTCACTTGTGATTACATCAGAGTATTCGCCCTTAGCCATATCATGTCCGTAAGCCGCCTCTTTGTCATCACCGTCGTTAGCCATCTTTTCACCTTTGTCTTCTTCTTTGTCTTTGTCTTTCTTCTTGCCCTCGATGTGGTCTTTTAGGCCTTCAGGGATTTCTCCCTTTTCCATAGCATCTAGTCTGCCATTTAGCCTGTCCAACACCGTAGACAATTCGCCCAACACGTTATCTTCGTTCATTGTTGTATCCTCCTTCAATATACGGAATGTCGCCTCCGGGTTAATACCTTTTTCACAGATGGTAACTTCGTGAAGTTCCAGTTTGGAGATTTCTGTGTAGTCACCATGTTGTTGGTCACTCTTTCGCATTCGCTTGAATGCTTGTCCTCCAATACTGAAACCTCTCAAGGCTCCCTTGCGAATTTGATTGGCAACTTCTCTTGCCTTCTCGATGTCATCTCTTAGTTTGATAACGACGAACATACCAGCGTCATCGACACCGGACTTCCATACACGACCTTCAGAGTCTGTGTAAGTAGGAATTACTTCTCCAACTTGTATGTTAGAGTGTGCAAGTTGCACATTTCGGTAACCGTCAGCCTTCATGAAATCGCCAAATGCGTTCTTCAAAGCCCCTCGTGTAATCAAATCTCCTTGCTTGTCTACCATCTCTACGGATGCGTATCCAGCGATTACGAGGTCATTGTCAGCCTTTACAATACTAATAGTTCCACTGTGGTGAACAGGGGAAGTTCTTAGCGCTGCATTGGCTGCCATTGATTCTATAGACATTATTCATACTATTTAATCAAGTACGTAGGATGGCCTTGTCTTCTGTAATGTCTAATTCTCCACCTTCGACAGGTACAACAAGATGCTCGGTATCCTCTTCGTCATCCGTTTCAGGCTCTATTGTTGAATCTTCTCCGGGTCGCTTTCTGTTGTCAAAGTCAGGCATTGTCTTCTCGTCGTGGAGATTGGTCGGACCCATAGGCGACTCTATAGGGGTAGCATAGCCAATACCTAGTCCCATAGTGCCGGTGCTAGACTGACCTACTGCACCTACACCGCTTTTCATAAACTTGTCAAGCAACATCAATCCCTTGACCAATACCTTTTGTTTCTGTTTCTTTTTCCACCACTGTGCGCCCTCTACTTTCTTAGGCTGTATCAGTGGCTTACCGTCTCCTTGACTTTCATGAACTTCTTCCTTTACTTCTAGGTCAGCCTTGAGTATAGCACCAGCAATAGGACTCCAGTATGGTCGCTGGCTTTCAGACAGTCGAATCAGATAACCGTTAGAAGCCAACGGACTGTGCACTGTCCAAACACCTGCTGATTCTGTAGCCTTGTAAACAACATCACCTTGTGGCATGACTACACGGATACCACTCTTAGCCCTGTGAACTTCACAAAGCCATTGCTCATCCTGTGATTTGGCTAGCATACCTAGTGTTTCTTGACTGACTAGTCCTTCACCTTCGGCCTCGCTCTCTATTTCAGAGCCGGTCAAAGTGTAAACGACATTGTCATCTGCTGACTCTACCTTGCTTACATTTGCTACATTGACTCTGACGTGGTCACCTTCGTTGTACTTTTCAGGACTATTGAAGGCTGCTCCTACATCCATGTAGGTTTCACCATCAGATTCTACTGCACGGCTACCTATCTTGTCATCTTGTGTGATTGGACCGGTTCCTAACCTGTATGTGTAAGGGCCGTTACCTCTGCGCTCTAGTACTCTCAACACCACATCTCTGCCCGGTCTAAGCATAACCCACTTCGGATGTCGCATTTCACCAGCCATGTAAACAGAGTTAGCGTCCCTCAGCAATACATTCTCATGTTCCTTTTGCAAATCTTCTACAACTGCTTTCAAACCGGTATCGTCTGATAACCTAGTATCGCTTGCACTTGGAACGTGTATGTTTTCTACTCCTTCCATGCCACCTCTAAGAATCTTGATACGGTCATTGAGTACAACATCATGTACTTCTTTTTCAGCGAACTCTATGACATCAAAGATGTAGTAGCCGTCTTCTAATTTGATAACGTCAGCGTTAAAGTCTTCGTCAGTTACTTGCTTGAAGTTCTCTTTGTCCTCGTCAGACAAATCGAAAGTCTTGGAAGAAACCTCGTCATCTTTCTTTTCTACAAAGCCTCTCTCGCCTTCGGGCATATGAGAAACTATCCAGTCGCCTGTAAATCCACGCAGGTGCTCTAGGTCTTCAATATCGAATATGCGATGCATCGGTTGTAACAATGGTACTTTAGTGCCTAACTCTTTGCGGATTATATCAGGATTAGTCAAGTCGGCTAGTCCAATTTCACTCTTAGTAGTAGAATGAATATCTTGGTTTCTACTAATGCCAATATCGTTTTGTTTGGTTTGAGCAGAGAACCTAGAAGGTTGGTTTAACATTGCTCTTGCTTCTTGGTGGTCAGGGTGCCTTAGCATCTCTAACCAGTTAGAAGGAGAAACTGCCTCCCAAAAAGACTCTAGTGGCTGTACTAATTTGTGAGGATTGTTTTCAGGATTCACTAACCTAACTGTGAGTTTTCCTTTTGGACTTATTGAGAAATCAAAGTTAGGATTGAACGTATCACCGTACTCATGACGGAAGCCCGGTGAGTCGTACAGACTGAATACAGAATGCGAATTAGGTCCGAATCTATCTACAGGTACATCGAACATACCCCTTTCGGTTACAGTGGTATCAGGTGTTTCTATTTCGGGCATACCTACCATAATAGAATCCAATATCTGCTTGGCTCTAAACATCTGACTTGGGTTTTTCACAGAAGACTTACCACCGGACGTTGATGGTTTAGTAGTATACTCATCTTCTGCAATACTACCCTTCCTTCTCAAAGTACTCTCAGGTCCTATATCTCTGTCATCAGAATTGTTAGCGAGATGTAATTTTACACCATACTTCTCAGGAGATTTACCGAGTGTTCGCTGTATTTGGTTAAGGTTGTTGAATAACTCGACACCCTTTGTACGATTCTGCATTCTCCCTAAATGCACTAATGCTTCATCAATATCGACATCGGGGTGCATTTTTTCGTAGTACTGTCTAACAGTCATCAACGGAGGAGAATAGTCCTGTAATTGCTGACCATACTTCGATAGATGTTCAGGCCAAAGGCTCTGTAATGTATTCATTTGTCTAGGGTCATTTGTATCTATTCCTAACTTTTCTGCTACCTCAGACAACCCCTTACCTTCGTAAAATTTCAAGTAATCAGATGCTGACAACTTGTGGTCATGGTCATCTAACATGGACCTTATTTCACCTAGTCCTTCTTGAACCGTGTCTCCTTCTCTAGTTCTTTCGGTATGACCTTTAGTTCGTATACCGTGTTCATCGTGCGAAGACTTGTGTAACCACTCGTTTGCCATTCTAGCAAGCATTCGGATGTTCGCTTCTACTGTTTCATGAGGTAAGTTAGGGTCTAGTATAGCAGATAATACACTTGGGTCAATATGACCTCTTTCTCCGTCCGTCAGTATTTTGCCAGCCTGAGCAATCGCATTTGTGTCAGCGCTAAGTTTGTCTACTATTCTACTTTGATGAACGTCATACATATTGGTACCAAAAGAAGCAGCAGTGCCCATACTTCTACCTCTTCTACTCAAAGCAGGTTGTAGTTGGGTTATACGATTATTCAACTCGGCAATCTGTTGCTTTTTAGATGCTACTTCCTTTTCAGATGCGTCTGTGGTTTCTAACTTATCTAACTCATCAGATAAAGTTCCAACCATATCTGATAATTGGAAATACATTTCTTCTTCTTCACTAATTGGCTGCCTACCACTTATTCTTGATTCTATCAGGCCCGGTGGCTGAGCGACTATAGACTCATTGATTGCATCAGGAGAGGCAAACTCTTGCTCTAACCTCTGCTTGCCTCTCTCATATTCTGCCCTGATTGCAGGCTTTTGCTCATCAGAAGCACGGCTTATGTCCTTTTCATACCTCAATTTCAAAGCCTCAAGAGCATGCTTTTTGTCATACTTAGGAGGTGTAAGTTGAGTATGTTTCAAATCTTCAAGTTCTTTAGGGTTAGCCAAAGCATGATGTTCTATGTTTTCGTTTCTTCTAAGAGGCCTGCGTAAAGGAGACATAGGTGGTCTAGTCATTCCTAGTATTGTAGCAAATTGAACATAATTATTAGCCCCAAGATTCCTAGCATATGTTTCATCAAATGCACCGCCCGTTCCCATTTTAGGATTATGAATACCAATACCGGCC